AGCTGCGCTTGTTGTTGTTTCTGCGAAAGATTCAGTTGCGTTTGCGGTTGATCCGTCAATGGTATAACTTTCTTGTCCAACTGTTAAAAACAAAGTTCCTTCGGCATATTTCCAAAGATAAATCCCTTCGCTTTTTAAGCCTTTTACAAACAAGTTTAAAGCATCAGAAGCCTCATTTACTTCTTCGGCAGTTAAAGCCCTTCCACGAGTTTTAACGCCAAGAATTGATAAGGCTCTATTGATTATGTCGTTTCTTGTTTGGGAAAATGTATTTGTGCCGCTAACTGCCATATTTATGAAAAATCAATGTTAATATTGTTTAATTCTTCTAAAGTTGTGCAGGCATCAATTTCAATTTTCCATTGTTTAGCTTTTAAGCAATTCTCAGAAACATTTGCGTCAATTGGTCTATCATATTTAATAAAAGCCGCTGCTTGCCAATCAGTGCTTTGAAGATAAGTTTGACATTGAGCTATTTTTATTTGTTTCCCTTGTTCTAGCAAAACACTATCAGGAGTTACATATTCTTGATAGGTTTCATTAATTACACACATTTGTTTGTCTAAAACTTGTGCATCATTTTCAATTTCAATAAATGGTTCAGGAATTGAAGCGTAATTAATCGTGTCGGGATAATATCCTTTTACTAAAGTTGTTCCTGCGTCGTAATTTACTTTTACTGTCATTTTTGTGATAAATTTTAATTAATGTCCAATTACTAAATATCTGCCCGCTGCTGATTGTGTGCTGGCAGCTTCATCATAAGTTAGTGTAATTTGAGAGGTTGAAGTTGCAGAAACATAAATCATACCATCAGGAGCAGACCCATAAAGAGTCGCTTGAGCGTTTAAAATTGCGTTTGGAAAAGCAATTGGGAAAGTTAATGTCGCGGAAGCTGGGAAATCTTTTAATGTGGGATCAGTTCCCCATTGCATAATTAACCCATTTGGCAAATATGTATATCCATCAGTTGTTTTAGAATTGGTGAAATCAGTAAATAATGAACTGATAATTATCCATTTAGCTGCAGTTGAATCATATCTAAGTATGGCAAAATCAGTTGTAAGATCCAAAGTGACATTTCTTGAAGCGTTACAAAATTGAGGATTCCAAATATTGCCTGTATTGTGCTTTAAAACTACATTTCTTGCAGCATTTGCAGAGTTTAAAATAACAATTTGTCCATCTTGTCCGCCGCTTATTGTATCTAAATCATCGGTTGCAGCAGCTCCCTCTGTATCTAAAACATAAGAACTTGAATTATTGGTTAAAGTTACTGCTCCAGTTGCAATTGTTAAAGCAGTTGCAGAGCCTGATAAAAGTGGCAATGATGAAGGATTTAAACAAACAACATCTACACCATCATTAATACAGAAATATCTTTGGCTTGCTCTTAAGTCGTTTGCTTTTAATGCAACTTTTGTGCCTTGCTGTGTATACTTTTTCCAATTTAAAGCAGATAATCCATCAATTGCTAAAGTTGGGCTATCTCCGCAATCAAGATGAGGTTGCACTACAAAAGTTTGAGTGTTATTATAAGCACTAATTGTTGGATTGGCAACTAAAGTAAAAGCTGTAGATGTGCCAGCAGTCAACCCCCAATAAGAAGTTGGACGAACATCAAAATTATTAAGAGAAACGGCGGCGTCAGTTTCCCCGACTGGGTCAACTGTTTCAATAGTATTGTTAGAAGAATCTTTAACAATAAGTTTTAATTGAGATAAATCAGAATACCAAATTTCAGGAAAACGACCATTTGCGTCAGATAAAACAGGGTTTGTATTTGCGACAGTTAAGCCAGCATTTTGATAAGTTGTAACTGGTGTTGTTGTTCCAGTTTGGTAAAAATAATATTTGTAGCCCACGCCAACAGCCCCAGCGTTAGTAAATATTCTTGCAATTGGTTCGTAGAATCTTTGTGCCATAATTATTCTCTATAATAACGATTTTTAATTTTTTGAGCTTCTTGTTCGGGATTGATACCTTGCATTAATACTGGTTGTTCTTTTTGACGCTGTAAAAGTTGTTGGCGAATTTGATCTTCAGACATGTTTGGTTCTTCTGCGTTGGCATCATTCGCGCCAAAGTTTGCAACAAAATCTAAAACATATTCTCTAATTTCAGGATTTGCGGCGGTAATCGCAGAAAGCCTGTTTAGTTGTTTTGGTAATTCTTTTGGTGTTGCTTGGGCAGTAACGACAAGCCAGTTGATGAATTTAGGGTTTGCCATTAATTTTAATGATATAGCCCTTCCAATTCCAACACTAGCTGCTAAACCTAATGGTCCAGTCCCATAACCAACAGTTCCAAGTCCTACCATTTGCAACATTTTATTTGATTTTCCAGCTTGTTCAGTGTTTTTTGTCAACTCTACAACTTTATTTAAGCGATTAAAAGCAGTAACTTGTTCAGGCGTAAAGATTGCTTTTTCTGTGCCGTTCTTTTTAAGGACAGAATATTCAGCCATAAACTTTTGAGGGTTAAATAAATCTGCTTCTGCACCTTGCGCTCCTTTACGAGCTAAACCCATGTCTCTAACAATAGAAGCTCTTACATATTCTTGCTGAATAGGTTTAAGACTTGACATTAAATTTTTAGCAATTGTTGCGTCTTCTTTTAGAGGAGAAATTGCTTTTTTATATGCTTTGGTGGCTGTTTTTGCTTTGATAACTGGTTCAATAATATTTTCAATAAATTCAGTTTTTCTTTGGAAAGCTGCATTGGCTTTATCAAAAGCTTGCAAACCTTTAGTTCCGCCATAAAGAGCCACGGAATCTTTCATATCTTCGCTTAAACCGCCATAAATCTTTTTAAGAGCTAATCTTTCATCTCCTAATAAAGAAGGTGATTGTAATTTTGCCCCAATAGTAGTTCTAAATGATTTTAACCTTGGATAAGAAAGGTTGCCAGACTCATCAATAATGTTTTTATATCTAGAAATAACTCTAGCAGTATCTCCACTTCCAACGGCGGCAATATCCTGAACTTGAGAATCATTAATAATTTTGCTAATGTTTCTTGTTGGGACTGTTACTTCGCCAGTTGCTAAAACAGATTGTAATTGGCTTGGTGATAAATATTTTTCGTAATTAGAAATTAACCCTAATTGTTTAGAAATTTGTTTATTAACATTATTTAAATTTTTAGCATCTTCCGCAGCATTTGATAAAAATTCAGTATTGCCAGGTTTTAAATTTTTAGCTTCATTTGATATTTGTTTATTAACATTATCCAAACTGCGAGAATCATCAGCGGCTTTTGTTAAAAATTCAGAAGATGAAGCCCTAGCTCTATTTCGCCAAAAACCTAATTTCTGACTAGCATCTTCGTTAATTAATGAGACAATCTTAGAATTACCTTTGACGCTACTTTTTAATTCTTTACCAAGATCAAGTAATGATTTATATTCACTAGAATATTTTGGTGAGCTACCTACAAATGCGGCTGCTTTTGAATTGCCTCTTACTGATCGCTCTAATTCAGATTGTAAGTCTTTTAATTTTACCCATTCATCAATTGCAGATGAAAGTTTGCCCGAAGTCATTTCTTGAGTTTCATTTAAAATTTGTTTGTCTAAATCATCATATAAATTAGAGACTCTTTGACCTGCAATTTTTTCAAACTCTTCTGCGCCCTCTTTTATCATTTTTCCAGTTCTAGCGTATGTTTTAGGTTTTACACTAACAACATTCTCAATTTGCCCAGAAATATCATTCACTTGCTTTTGTAAAGCTTCTGTAATTGGTTTTCCAGCAATAGGAATGTCTTTTATAAAATTTTGCAAGCCAGCAGATTTAGAGACATCGGCAAGAGTTGGATCAATACCTAAATCTTGAAATGTTTTTACTGCTTTTGGATCAATTCCAGTTATTTTTTGCAAAAGTTTTTTAGGGACTTGAGAAATTGCGCCAACGGCATTTTGAACGGCAGGAATTGCTTGTTGGACAGTTCCACCAACTACACCGCCAACAACTGCCCCAGTTGCAACATCTTTTAGAGTTTGCGGAATATTGGTGAAATCTTCTGTTTCGCCTAAAGCACTAGCAGCTCCTATCGTTGCACCACCTTTGATTGATGGAATAAAACCTGTGCTAGTTAATCCAGTTGGCTTTAATAATTTTGCACCAAATTTTGTTGCGCCGACTCCTGATAATAGACCAGCATCAGAAAATACTTGTCCAGCAAAAGAAGTTAATGGACGATCTTGCCTAGCTTTATCTAATTTAGCTCTTTCAGCAGTTCTCGCTTCTCTGTATAAATCACCAATATCAATATCTTTAGTTGCAGCTCCACCAAATAATTTAGCGACACTTGCGGCAATTCCAGCTTTTATTTCATCGCCAAATCCAAGAGGATTTGTTGCAGTTGTAAAGGCTGCCTCTCCCATTGACATTTTGGGCTGGCTAGGTTCATTGTCATCGTCATCTAATACAAAACCAGCAGGTAGTCCAAAATTTTCTTGGTAATTTACTTGCTGATTTCCTTGTGGCGATTCGTCTAAAACAAATCCAGATTGGCTTTCATCATCTAATACAAAACCAGCAGGAAGTCCAAAATTATTTTGTTGATTGTTTTGTGGTTCTTTGTCTAAAACAAATCTTTTTGAAATTACTGGTTTTGCCATTTTCCTCCTCTAAAAACCATTTTTTGTCCAGTTTGTGGATCAGTAGCTGTTTTCCCTTCGTTAATTATCTTTCCGTTAATTATAGAATATTTGCCTTTAGACACAATTGTTGGATTTAATGGTTTTATTCCTAGTTCTTTTGCAGTTGAATTAAGATTTTTTATTTTTGTTTCAATAAATGATCTAAGAACTGACTCTTTTTCTTCTGGGGACATTCCAGGATCTCCAAGGGTAGACTTTAGAGACTCACCTTCTTTTAGTGTAAATTGTGCGCCAAAAGTATCTCTTAGTAAAGGCAGAATCTCGTTATCTACAACAGCGATATATTCTCTTCTTGAAACTGCGCCTTGCGGGACTGATAATCCTAATTCTCTCATAACTGTATTTCCAGCCACACCTAAACCAGTGTAGGTTGCAGTCTCGCCTAGTTTACTTAATTTATTTACCGTGTTAATTAATTGAGGCATTTTAGAAGAAGCTGATTGTAATAATGTTGTTTTTTCACCTCTAACTTTTCCAATTTCTTCTTGTTGTTTTTTAAACGTTCCAAGAGTTATTCCTTGATCTCTTGCCAACTCTCTTTCTTGTTCAACATCTAAAAATTCGCCTCTTGATTTTGCAATATCAATATTGCCTTTAACCATATCTTGCTTAACTTTCTGAATATCAACGCCATATTTAGCTTGTTGGAAACCTTCAGTTTTAATTTGTGCAGCTTGATATTGTTCTTTTAAATCTTGCTCTCTTCCTTTTAAACGAGAAGAAAGACGTTTAAATTCTAAAATTGCTTCTGGTGATTTATCAGAAGGCAAAGGTAATTCTTTACCAGTTGCTTCAAAATACTCATTGTGCATTTGTTCCCATTTTTTTTGAGAAAAGGCATATTGCGGCATTGAACTATAAGAATCTAAAACTCTAGCACCTTGAACGTCATTATAATCTTGTTGTTTTCTTATTCCTTCCGCACGAACAGGGTTTAACCCAGCAAGTCTTTGAAGGGCGTTTTGATCGCCCATTGAGGCTGTTTGTGATAGAATATTTTCAGCTTGAGCTTGTGCAAATTTTTGTTTGTTAATATCTATTTCTTGTTCGGCAGCAAGAAGCTGTAGTTGGTTAGCTTTTGCTTGCTGACCAAACTGATAGCCTTTAAGAATATTACCTACATAATCTGGGGTTTGTTGCTGAATTAATTCTGGCATTAATAATTTGAATATAAATTAGTATTGGGAGCCATTTGATTATTCATAGCATTATTAATTCTTGCGGCATTATACTGTCCACCACCTGTTGAGGTAAAGCCAGAAGGTGATTTTGGTTGCCCACTCATGCCTTGCATTCCTATTCCTAACATACTACTGCCAATTTGACTCATTCCGCCACCAATAATATTTCCCATTTGAGCATCTCTATTAGCCATAGCCATTCCTTGCCCTAGGACTCCTTGTTGAGAAGCATTTGCCATATTAGCGCCAGCTTGAATTTCATAATTACCCATTGCTATTGATGCATTTTGTCCAATTCCAGCAAGCCCTTGTAAATATCCAACTTGATTGCCAAATTCTTGCGAAGCTGTACCTTGAGCATATTCTTCAAGAGCTTTCATTGCCGCGCCTGATTTTAAGCCGCCTTTGGAAGCTAATAAATTTTGAATTGAGTTTTGACCTTGATTTAATCGGAATTGATAGCCGGGTGATTGTTCTAGGCGATTTTGTGTTGCCGCAGGGTCTCCAGTAAGATATTGTTGCAATAAACTTAAACCACTTCTTCCAGCTTCTTCATAAGGGCGTTGATAACCAATAGCTGCTTCTTTTGATCTACGCATTTCTGCAAGGTAAGCATCCATTGCATTAGCATTGGCTCTGGCTGCTCTTTTTGATGATTTATTAGCAAAATATCCTTGAGTTGCCATTCCTCCAGCCATCAATCCTGCGCCGCCTATGGCTACTGCTGCAAAAGTCATTCTAAGCTCCTAATAAAATTGGTTTATTAATCCAAGATAAATCGCTTTCATGCACTAGCTCTTTTTCCAAATCTTCAACAATAGTATGCTCGCTTTGGTGAATTGTAGCCCATATTGTTTCTTCATGAACATAAATTAAACGCTTTGTGCCTGCTTTTGAAATCCATGTTGCAGGGGCTTTTATGCGAGTGACTCCTTCATCAGTCATAATTGTTACTTCGCCTTTAGACAAAATGCTAGTGTGATCGAAATTATGAACTTTGCCAGTTAAGATTATATCTTTGGGCAGCGTTATTTGGCGAGTATATGTTTTATTGCAAATGAAATGCTCTAGCGGAAGTTCTTTTGCAGCTTCTTCAGAACCTTCAAAGTAGTTTTTTAGATAATATTCTGCTAATTCTATTTTCTGTATATTAGATAAAACCGAAACATCTTTATTATATTTGGTTGCCATTACAGGCAAATTGAAGCAATTGCTATCTTTAACTTTTTCTATTAAATTTTCATCTGAAATTGTTAATGGCTCGACCATGTCTATTTGAGTTTCTTCTATTATCAATCATCATTTACTCAAATATTACTTAAGAAAAGCTAGTAGCTGAAACTTTCGAAGGTGGACAACTACTAGCCCCAATTTCTTTATCCCAAAAGGATGAAAGAAGTAACAAAATAACTATTACTATTATTTTTTAGATAGCAAGAATTATTTTTTCTTGCCGCCTTTTTTAGTTCCGCATTTTTTCATATTTTTCTAGTCTCCTTAAATGATTTGTTAAAAAAATCTCTAGTCATAGTTCTATATTTAAAAATAGAAATACTTTCAGTTCTTCCAGTTTTAAAATATCTAGTTACAAAGCCATCTTTATTTGGCAAAGGTTTTACAATTTCTAAAGAAACTCTTTTGTCTCCAATTCTTTTAATTTGAAAAATAATTCCGCTCATGTACTTTTTTGTTGATCTAACAAAATCAAGTTTTTTCATATAGTCTTTTTAATCATAATTAGGCACTGGCACTTCAATAAAAGTATCTGTTGTTTCTGGTCTAGCGTCAGGTATTGCTTGAGGAGTTGGATAAACAATTGGGGTGTCTTGTGGCTGCCTTCTTCTCCAAACTTTACTCCAAACCAGTTTGCCGTCCCATTCGAGACGGCATTCTGATCGCCATTTTTTAAAACCAGTTCTATCGCAAATGACTCTGTAATCCATCTAATTTACCTGAATTAACAATTCTGCACCAGAAGAATAAGAATTAATTTTAACTCTCATTGCTTGTGGAATTGCAAAATAATTTCCATTTTTAGAAACAGTAGCGCCAATTAAAGCTGGGTCATCCTGATTTAACCAATTAAACACTCTATCATTTAAACTTTGAATATCATCATTAGTTTGCTGAATAGTATAATTAATTGTTCCAGTAACAATAAAAGTCAAGTCAACTTGTCTTTCACTTCTGTCAGAATAACTTCTTTTAATAGGAATTATTTGAGAAATAGCTTCGTCAACTGGACCAGCTTTAGTGTTGGTTCCAACAGCTCCACTTGCAGAAATACTTTGAATTGAATAAAAATAATTTGTTGTTTCTACAGTGTTATTGTTCGGACCAGCAATAGTTTCAGAAATAGGAATTGTTTTATTTCTGTCTTGATAACCAGAAATAGTAAAATTTACTGCTGAAATATTTCCAGTTGATGCAAAGCCAATTTTTTTAGCAAATAAGTCTGGTGTAACCCATTCGCCACTAACAACTCCAGCTCCGTTAAGAGTAAAATCGCCAGCGCCACCTAATGTTTGATTCTGAAAAACTCCATCATCATCAACATCGGCTAAATCCATGTTTATTTCTATTCTACGCATAATTGCTCCTAGTTTATCTTTCTTTAGCTGCAAAAACGTAATCAACAGACAAAGTTTTAGCTACTGCTTCGCCGTTTTGAATACCAAAAGAAATAGTTAATTCTTCGTCATTAGGAAGATTAGTAGTTGCTAATTTGCCTAAAACAGTTGGATTTAAGCTATTAGTTGAAGCAGCATAAACCACCTCATCAACGCCATTGTAATAGAAACCTACGGTAATGTAAGTTGCAGCTACAACATTAGCAATCGCGGTCGCAGTTGATGCAGTTGAATCTTTTACAACAACGAAATCTAAGTTAGCATCGCCATCGTCTTTTCTGAAATAAACGCCATCAGTTACAGCCAATGGAGTTGTATCGGTAATTTGAAGACCAATAACAAAATCAGATTCAGTTGCGTCAGAAACGGCAAATCTAGCTTTAAAAAATAGTTTTTTACCCGCTTCGAACTTAAATGATTCACCAACTTTTTGCAAAGCATTTAAATCATTGTCTGCTGCTGAGTTAGTAAGCAAAAGCACGCCACCATCAACGTTAGCTAGTGCTTGAGTTGCACCAGCTTGAGTTTCGGTAACTGTCCAATCTGCCGCAGCGTAAGCGTCAAAATCATTAAAATAAGTGTGCATTTGGGTTGGATCCAATTGGATCATTTGTCCCAAAATGTTTTGAGCGGTAATGTTAGTAACGCCTTTTGTAAAATTTGTAGTTGGCATAATATGTATAAATTTAGTTGTAGGGGGAATTTCACCCCCTTTTACCCAATAGGACAACAGTTAAAGGAATTAAACGCCTTCAGAAGCGAAGTAACCACGAGGATCAGTTACGCCGACAGCGTAAGAGGTCATCATTTTGTATTTCTGATCAGCAGACTCAAAAGAGCTATCGTTGCTAAATTCGCCTTGAACAGCGGTAATCATTTTAGCACCTTCAGGAGCATCGGTTTTGATGTAGTAAGCATCATCTGAAGTTAAATGAGGATTTACAACAACGCCTTCAGAGAACAATCCCATGTACTTTATAGCATTAATATCGTTATTTGCGGTATTAACACGAAGTTGAGACTCTAGAATACGAGTAGCTTCAAACATCAAAGCAGGAGGAACTTGAAGAAGAATTGGTTTAATTCTTGCTTTGATTCCTCTGTCGTTGTTTGTTTCTTTGATTTGAGTGCATAGTTCTTCTAAAGCTTCTTCGCAAAGATCTTGTGGAGTTGCTAGAGTGTTAGAGAAAGTACCAGCACGGCTTGGGTGATCGGTAGCAAAGAATTTCTTTCCATCGCCAAAAGTGTAGTTTGAATCAAAGCCATTGTTAAAAAGGTTAGCAACGTCAACTTCTTTAGTCTCACGAAGAGAAGAAGAAAGATATTCGTTACCTTTAGCAACAACATCAAGATACTTACTAAACGTACGAGCTTCCCAAGAAACTTGGAAACCCAAAGCGCGAGTTCTTTGATTGTAGGTTGAAACGTATCCTTGAGTCATTGAATCATAAGAAACGCCAGCGCCTTCGTTTTTAGTATTGAAAAGACCAAAAGGGCTTACCAATACGTCTCTGTCGAATTGCTCGTCAGTAGTTGACATTTTAACCAATTTAGCGGCTAAAAGATCGTCTTCTGTGTAAGAACCCCAGTAAGTAGTAATACCGGGTTTTAATGAAGTAGGAATAGTTCCTGTTACAATAATAGACATTTTTAAATAAATTTTTTAGTTAATAATTAGATACCAGCTTTACCGTTGGCTTCTGTATGATTGTTAATACTAACAACCCATTTAGCATGCTGACCAATAGCATTTTCAGGAGCGTCAAGAAGACGTTTGATTTTTAATTGGTAAGTTGCGTCAGTTGCTGGAGTAGATGTATCTAATTCAGCACCAGATAAACCAGTTGCAGTTGAACCAGATTCAGCATAAACCACGTTAGCGTTTAAGCCAACAGAAGTAACAGCCAAAGGAGTTCCAGCAGATTCTTCTTGAACCAAAAATTCTTGATGCGGGTTGTCAGCAACAATAGCAACTCTTTCAGTTGAAGCTGTGTTATAGCTTAAAGTTAAATTGCTTGGGATAGCTTCAAAACCAATAATAACACCAGTGATAGCGTTAGCATCGCCAGCAGTTGCTTTATTGATTTCAGGAAGAGAACCAGCAGGATATAACTTGCCACTTGTAAGAACGTTAGCAGTGTTAGAAGTGCCAGTTTTTACCACAGGATCGCCGATAAACAATGCAGTTGCATAGCTTGCAGGAATGTAGTAAGAGTTTTTAGGAATCTCCACAAAAGGAGAGTTCTTAAGCGGCGTTAAGCCAGCAGGAGTATTAGCGTTAGCCATAGTTTAATTTTAATTTTGTCTTGTTATGAATTTTTGTGAATCTTGTTTCACATAAGTTGAAGAACCGCTTCCCAAATCGACATTTCTCATTTTTTCTAATGTTTCATTGTTTTGGTCTTCTATTCTTTGTTTATTGTCTCTCTCAATTTTAGCATCCATTTCCTCAGAAATTTCCAAAGCGTATCTCATAAATGTTTCGCCTTGTTTGTTTGTACCACCTCTTATTGGAGCAATTTCAATGCCGTTTTCATCGGTAGCTGGTCTGTATCCCAAATCGATCAAATTTTGAATGCGATTTGGAATGTTAGAAGAAACCCATCTGCGTTTAAAGCCTACTTTTTTAGGCAGGTCAGAAACTGCACCGCTTCTTTTTAAAGAGGTGCGAGGAGTTCTAATAAATTCTCTTCCATCTGGCAATTTTACTACTTCAACGTCTCTGTTAGTAGGTCTTGCCGCTCTTGAATCTTCAATATCTAATCTTTCAAGAGAATGTGTTTTTGGATTTCTATTTGCTTCTTTCATGTTTTTTTACCTCAATTTTTATTTAAAATAATCTTTAACGGCTGTTTGTTGCATTTTGGCGATTTTTTCTTTGTCGAAGTTGTATCTTTTAGCAAAAAACTCGCAGCCTTTTTTAACGTCCGCAGGTAAATCGTTATAAGAATGCTGTTTTTTAGTGTTTTGCATTCCTCTTACTCCTGATTCAACTCTAGGAGCTTTAGAAAAGCCTAATTTATCACTAAAACGACTTTTGATTTCATCGCTTACCAATTCTAACCTTTCCTCTAGAGGGATTCTCTCAGATAAAGTGCCAAAATATGCTGTAGCCGAAGCTTGCATCACTTTGTCTTCATGAAACCAAGTGTTATCCGCAGTCCAGCTATCAATTAAAGATTTATCATCACGACTAATTTGGTTTCTAGGCTGTTCAACTTCAGGCTCTTCAAAAGAAATTTTATTTTTCTCAAATTCTAAACGTTGTTTTTGAATAGCTCTTACTTTGGAAACGTCTCCCTCCAAAATAGCTTGTTCTTCGGCTTCTTCTAAAGATTGAAACTTATTTTGAGTCTTTTCTTCGTAAGCAATTTTTTGGACATTTAACATAACGTCCATTTGTTTGCGAAGTTCTGCCATTTGCTTTTCAAGAGCGGTTTTTTCAGAAGTTAGTTTTCTATTTCTTTCATTCAGAATAGGAGTTTCTCTTTCTTGAATAGATAAAAACTCTTCTGCTGTTTTATGAGGCTTAGGCGTGCCATCTTTAAACTTTCCTTTAAAGAATTTGCCAGTTCTCCAACCTCTATCCCAAGCGTCCTTTTCAGTATCAGACAGGGAAGCATAAAAAACTTTTTCCTCTGTGTTTCTGTCAACAAATTGGTTTTGTTGGACTGGCTGCTCTATTTCAGGACTTTCCGATTCTGACTCTTCCATATCCTCAAAAATAGGATTGGCAGGAGCTTCTTTTAATCCAAAAAGCTTAGAGTCATCTATTGTTGTTGATTGGTCAATTACTGGCATATTTCCTCATTTATTTGCATTGCTAAAATGTCTCTGTCTAAAATAGAGCGATATTCCTTTCCGTCTTTTGTTTGGTCTTTAGATATTCTATAGCCGCAATAAGTAGGAATAATAATCTTATCACCAACACTTGGTTTTTCTTTCCAAGTGTTATCGTCAAAAGCTTTTGCACCAAAATCAATAATGGTGGCAATTGTTTTGGCTTGTTGTTGGTCTTCTAATGCTTTAGTTGGCGTAATAATCCCGCCCTTTGTTTTTTCTTCTACCGCATCGGGTAAAATCAAAATTCTATATTCTAAAGATTTCCAACCAGAAGTATTTTTAATTTCTTTACTCACTCAAACCTCCATGAAATAAATTCAGCAATTCCGCTATTGCGTTCTCGTCTTTTGTGCCGAGATAATTAGAAACTTTTTCTAATGCTTCGCAGCCACCTAGAGCACTTAATATAAGGTCTTTGTTAAAAGTGTTTTGCTGCCCAATATAATTATGCGACATGCTATCTAGCAATTTAGCGCGTGAATTTGTTAAAATTGTTTTAAATTTTAACGCTGTTGGATCGTTTAACCAATCCTTTAACTCTTTCATTTCGATTTGACTCATGTTTTTACTCAAAGTTATTAATATTATGTATCAGCAGAGGTTTCATCCTCCTTTTCTTTTTCGGTTGTAGGGATTTTAACTTGCTGATTCTCTAGTTTTCCTAGCGCTACTGCCGCTTTTAATCCTCTTTCTTCTTTGCGGTCGTTTATCTTTTCCAGCTCTACTACTGCCTTAAATTCCATTTCATTTTTTCTTGATTCGGCATCAATAATATTATCCATAACATCTAATTTCTCTGTTGTTTCTGCCATTTCAGTATCTTTTACTAATTTACCTGCTTGGGCATAATTTACCAAAATTTCAGAATCTGTTTTAGCAGCATCTTTTTGGAATTTAACTTGATCTAATTCTAATTTAGCTTGATCTAGTTGTGCTGTAGTTTGAATGTCTAAGCGTTTAGTTTCTTCTTGCGCCATAGCAACTTCCATTACTGGATCAGGTTGCGGTTGTGGATTAATGATAAATTTGTCAAAGTTCTCAATTCCAGCAGTTTCAAATACTGTTCTGTGGAGCAGTAATTGATCTACCATAGGAGAACCAATAAAACCCATTAAAAATTGAGCTTTAGCAAACTTTTGCATAGAAATAACATTTTCAGGATTGGCAACTGGAACAATGTCATAGCCTTTTAAAGAAAAATCTTCTTTAACACTTGGGCTTTCAAAAAGCTTAATGTCTAAAATTTCAGCATATTTCTTTTGGGATAAATATTCTAAATTTAACTCGTAGAATATGTTTATTTCTTGACGCAAAGAATTATAAATCCGCATAAATACGGACTTAAATTGTTTTTGTCCTTGTTCAGCCATTCCCATATAAGTAGTGGCGGCAATGTTTCCTGCGTTCTCACCAGTCAGAACATCTCTCAAAGAACCAAGCTCTTTTCCTGCATTGACCAAGAATTGCATCAATACAAATAGCGTTTGTGAAGGTTCTGGCACTGGCAAAGGAACAATTGCATCGCGAATATTGCCGCCAAAACTATCAACCATTTTCCATTCAGCAGGGCGAAAAGGTTTCATTCCGCCAGCCATATTTAAAGACTTAGAGATGAAGCCACCTCCAGTATTTTGAAGCGTGCCAGCATCTGTTAATTGGTTAATCGAGCTATTGATTGCTGAGTTGATGTTGAATAATAAATGTCCTAAGCCAACGCCATAAAACGAGCCATCAGGAGAAGGTGTAAAGATATAGCGAACAAAGAAATTAATTGCTTTGATGCTTTGAATTTCACCTTTTTTATTTTTCTTAACGTCTTTTTCGTGGAATCTTTTGATTAGTTTTACAAGTTTGTTTGAAGCTTTGTGAATTACTGCAATGTAAGGCTCGGAATAACCATCATTATCTAAATCAAATCTTGTGTGTTGTTCTAAAAACAAAACTAAACCAGCTTGCGACTCGTCAGAAGTTCTTTTTTCATTATTCTTATCAAGACTATTTGTATCTGTTGCTGAATCCACGGCATCAGGATCAAAATCAAAATCAATGTAATCACCAGAGCGAATTGATGAAACTACATCTTGCGGATATTTTTCAATCAAATGTGTTACTGGAGCTTCAAAAGAAGGAGCAAAATCATTTATAATTAACTTGTCAGGATAAACTAAGTGAGAGCAAATCTTTTGCTCGTTTGAGTCATAATAATCTTTTTTAAACATCGTGCCAAGCGAGCCAAGAGCATTAAACAGAGCATCCATGTCTTGCTCAAAGCCTTCTATTTCTTCGTTCAACTGATAATTCATAACAGTTGCAATTCTTTGTCCGCGCTTAAGTTTAGCACCTACGTTTTGAATTGCTGGCAAGCCTGTTTCATCGAGTGTCGCAATAGAGCCGTCTTCGTTACGCATCTCATTGCCCTCAAAGTCTTTCATCACTTCGCCATCATCATTGCCAATTACTTTAGCTTTTACAATGTTTCCATCTTTGAAAATTTCGGGGTAACATTTAGCGGCAAACTCAACGCAAGCAGTAGAAATTAAAGGAAAAATAACATTTGAGGAGCCTTCAAAAGGAAATGAACGCTTTTCTGATTGTGAAAGCGTGTAGCGAATAATTTGCTGAAGCTGTTTTTGTTTCTCGCTTCTTGATTGTAAATCTGTTTCGTAACGTGAATTGACTTTTGACGCAATAGACGCGCGCATCTCTTCAGACAATATCTCGGCGATATTATCCGTTTCTAAAATGGTTTTAAAATCTAAATATTGAGCAGCGTCTTGAGTAAGCAAGGTTATTTGCGTTTTATTTTTCCGATACATTTACTCAAGGTTTTGTCAGATAAATTCATTAAAAATTAATTGTCAAGCTATAAATATTCTACTTTAAAATTACCCGACTCATCTGTATATTTTCTGCACAAAACAAGAAAATGAGAATCCAATTTGTCTTGTTTAATCTTCTCAAATTCCTCTTCACTTATGTTGCGTGATAGTTTAACAAACTTTAATTCTTTATTGCCACTAACGCGAATTATTTTGCGTGTATCCCAAAAGCTTTCGTCTCCCTCTTCAAAAAGATTAATTCTTCCTACATTGTTGTCTAAAAAAACTTGATAGCAATTTTTACAAATCATTTAATAGCCCGTTATTTATTTTCTCAAAATAATTGTTGACTAACTGTTTTTCGCAAACAAAGAAATTTTTATTAAGAGACGGTATTGTTTGTAATTTTATCATATTAATAAATTCATCTCCATACTCGCTAGAATAGCCCTCAATAAATAAATCATTTTCTTTAAAATTAGTCCCAGCCGCTTTTGCTGCTAAATATGCTTCACGAGTCATTTTAAAATAAATCATTAATACCCCGCTTCTTTTAAAAGAATTTTGCTAATAGTCTTTGGATTGTATAAGCCTCTTTTAAAAAGATTTAATCTCCAATGCAAATTACTTATATGAACTGCGTTTTCAGGATGGTTTTGAAACCGATTGTATCTATTTTCTCTGCAATACCTTATGTTTTTTAAGATTTGGATGTAATCAAATTTAACTAATTTTCCACCAAGATATTTATATTCTCCAGCCCATTGCGTGCCATCAGTTCCACCTTGCTTTCTGTCTCTTAAATAAGTCCAAGAGTTGTGCAATACTAAAAAACACCAAAAAGGTTTTGTTCTCTTGTGAAGGGGAATTATATCGTAAATTACAGCCATTGACACTGGCTTCTTGTGTAGCTCTCTCATTTTCTCAAAAATTAATTAATACCCTGTTATTAAATTTCTATTACTTGCATTCAAATACTCTTCATAAGCCCAGTCATCAACAAAACCCTTTTGCTCTTGTGCGTAAGTCTCTAATCGATGAATTGAAGCTGCGAAAGTTTGGAAAGCATCTGCACCATTTGAGTTAATATCGTGCAACGGCTGATCCATGAAGCAACCAAGTTTGTCATTGAATTTCTTGCGATATTCTCTAAGCCTACTAATACCCGTCTCACATCTCTTTTGATCGAACCAGCAGCGACTTATGATTGCTCTTGCTTCATTGATTGAGTCCATCTTGTTTGTTGCTCTTGTTATCTTTTCAAACTTAAAGCCAAAGTTTGAAGCAATCTCTATTCCATCTTTGCCGTCATAATAGCTTCTTTTTGCAATATCGTGCGGCGCAAAATGTTTTCCGTAGTTGTAATTCTTTTCTTTTAATATCTTGAAGTAAAAAGGAAGCGGCTCCTCGCTCATCTCGTAGTAATCAACAATCATAAAATCATAGCCTTTTTTCTGAAAGAACCAAATGCAAGTTGTATCGTTAATTCCCAAATCCCAAGCAGTATGTACTGGTAAGTTTTGATCTATCCCGACCCTGCTAATCCTTCCATCTTGTTCTGCTTTGATTAGTTCCTTCGACCAATATGCGCCAACAATTGCCTTTTGAAATGCTTCCTTTGAATTGCTTGGAAACTCTTGCTTCATCAAGTCGCCTTGAGTTTCTTCTTTCTTACAATACCAAGTTTGTTGCTGTCTCGTTAGCTTTATACCTTCATCTTCAAGTTCTAAAAAATAGTCGTTTTGTTTATCATTCAAGATATAATCAGCATTCATCTGATACTTGCGATCCTTCCACCATCCAAAAAAATGAAACTTCCAATCGAGTGGCGTCAATTCATCTCTCATCCTCATCTTTCTTTCTGCCACATCACATAGATTAAAGAAGTGTCCGCTTGCGCCTTGTGCCGTGCTTTCAATAACTATTTGTTGTCCTTGGTGTACTGTGTTAAGTGAACCGCTCATAATCTCTTCGGCTTTGTCCGGTGATTTTCTGCATATCTTTCCAAACTCTGTAATATGCAAGCGTTGAACTGTGCCAGACCTTGCGCTTGTAGTTACTGAATAACTCGAGCCGTTACTGAACCGCATGATCTCCGTTGAGTCTGTAATTAATTGTCTAAGCTCTTTAATCTCCGCGGGCAGTCTATCGTACGCGTAACGAACTTTGTCTCTAAGTAGTTTCTTTGCATCTTCCAAGTCATCACCAATTAAAACCGCGGTAATGTTTGAATTGAATAAGCAATCATCAAGATAATTAATGCAATAGAATGTTGTAATTCCAAGTTGTCGCGCTTTCAATACAATATTAAGAGGATGCTTTTCTTCGATTAATTCGCTTTGAGCTTCGTTACAAATAAACTTAAATTCTTTCCCGTTCTCATCTTTGCAATAATATAAGTTTGACATGCGCCAAGCCTTATCAGCAATGTTCTTCTTGAATTGATCTAATGCTTGAGTGCTATGCTTCATATACCACCCAATCCATAACCGCGCCAACCCAGAACCCAAGCTTTTCTTTTGTCCGAATCATCAGATAAACTTAACACATATTCGTTTAACTCTTTTTTCTCATCTTCAGAAAGCTTGTTCCATTCGCCTTCTAAAGTTGTCAGATTTTTAAGTTTGAGTTCTAAATTATTATTCACAATTACTTAAATCATTATTAGCAAACATCTCTTGCAACATCTCAACAGCAACAAGTTTCTTAAAATCTTCTCGCTCTTCAATTACCGCAAATTTCTTATCATCTGTGAATCTAATAATTTCAAAAGAATTAGGCAGACTTTCAAGATTCATGACGTAACTTGTAACGCTTAAATTTTTCATTTTTTGATTAATTGATCTCAACAATATTATCATCAACACTAACAACAACATGCTCGCGCCCATCTTTAATGTAATAATCTCCGAGCTTGATTTCTTCAATATTTCTTAAGTTCAAAGATTTGCGATTGTTATCCAAAACTATTCCCGCAACTTCAGCTTCATCAAATCTTTTCAAAAATTCTTTTTTTGTTATCTTTTCCATTTTATTTCCTCAATTTATTGTTTATTGACTCGCTTTAATCAACCAGAAGTGCATCGCCGCGTCTATTTTCTTAATAGCATTTTTCTCTTGTTCAATGCTCTCATCTATTTTTCTCAAGTCATCCAAAAGAATTAAATATCTTGCCGAATCACATTTAACGTTGCGAGCAATCATTGCCGCATCAAATTTTTCAGGATTTTCGCGGATCCATTTTATGTCTAGCATATTTTATTTATTATTATCAATCTCACTTAACACTTCACCAAGCCATGAGCTAGTTGCGCTAGTGTCTTTGATTTCAGCTTGCACTTTTGTGTAATCTCCGAATTTTTTTGGCTTCAATTTTGAAGCGACCCATTTTCTAGCATCTACTCTCAAGCGACTGCGCGCGATTACTTCCTGATTTATTACTTCTCTTCCATCTTCATCTAAGTAAGTGTCATCTTTTTTATAGTCAGAGATATCTATTATTTCATCAACTAATAATTCAGCTTGTTCTTCTCGTGCGCGAGCGTATTGATTGCTTAACTCTTCGTTATTATTCAACCACTTCCAAACACTCGTTAAATTCGGCATCTTCTCATCTCTGCAAATCTTACGCAACGACTCACCTTCGGCAATTCTCACACATATTTGATCGAATATTTCTTGGCTAAATGTTACGCTGTTTTTTAGCATGTTTTAAGTCTTTGATTGCCGCGCCGCCGTTGGCTGGTCGCTATTAATAATGTCGAATGTTATTATGAGAATATCCAGTAGGATTATAGCAAGTCTGCTATTCTCATTCGCGCGGAAGTTTGTCAAGTTATTTTTTATTGTCAAGCACAATAATTAAATTTTTTTTATTGCCGCAGTGTAAATATAATGTACATACAATTTACCTTATTGTTTCCTTTTTATTGCTAAATCTTTTTTAAATTATTTTTTCATTTTCTTAAATCATTTATCTACGGCAGCAATAACAACACGGTTTTGTAGCTCTTAATCTTTGCACTGCCTACAGTCTCAAGGCTTCATCTTTCTTTTATTGCGTGCGCCTTACTCGCTCTAGTCTCAATTCTTTTATAATTATTTTGGATTTTCTTTGATTAATTACTTGACTATTGTTTTTCTAACGTTTAAGATGATGGCACACCAAAAAAACCAAATAACACTTAATTTTTACAAACTATGAAAATCTTTTCTTCAGCAATTTTAGCAACATTTGCACAAGTTGCAATTTTATCGATTACTCCAATTTTAGCATGTCAAGTAGCTTTAATTATTGGCGTTGCTCTTACAACTTTCGCCGTTTTCGTTGCAATTTCAGAATAATTTAAAATCAGGGCAAATTATGAAAATTTCAAATTACAAGAGAAAAATTTTATTAGCACGCCGCGCTTTAAGAAGTTTTTTATCGAATGAAAGATTGCGTCAAGTTAAGACTTTGCTAGACGCAGTGATTGCTTGCGACGCTATCGAATGCAGAATGTCGCAAAAGAAAATGAGAAGAATCTCGAATTTAATCATCTCTATTTAAGAGCCTTACTAGTGCCGCCGCAAGTTCGGCGGCACAATGAAGGGCTTTTCTTCAAATAACAACTAAAAAACAGGGGCAAGAAATGAAAACAAAAAAACCAAAAATTTACCAAAACTTTCAAGACAAATTTGGCCACGTTTATCAATTTTCTAGCTATTTAGATTTTGCGACGTTCTGGTTCAATTCCTCCTATGCTAGAAAATTAGAATATTTTCCTGCCAATTTTAAAAAATTGCAACGGGCGGCTAGAATGTCTAAAGAGGCAAAGGAGCCATGGAATAAATAACAATTAAAACAGGGGAAGAAATGCTAAATAAACTAAAAAAATTAATTGCCACCGCAAAATTTAACCGCGCGCAAAATAAAAGATTTTATGGTGTTTTGGATCAAATTTTCGAGCTAGAAGATGACTCAGGAATTTTTAAAGCTTCAATTTTAATCGGAATAATTGCCGCTGGCTGCTTCTGGCTGATTGTAATTTGCTTGGACGCGCAAGCGAGCAAATTTGACAAAAAATTGGAGCAGCAAGAATTTTATAAAATAATCAGATCAACATATAACCAGTAATTTATGAAAAAAATAAACATTTATTTTTTTAACAGAAAATCGTGCAGTTTGAAAAAACAAATTCAAGCGATTGCCAAAATTGCAGCAAAAAACGACAAAACTCGCCCTTGGTTGCAATTTTTACAATTTGAAAAGCTTGAAAGCTTCTTAAGAATTAGCGCAACAAATGGACATGTGCTTTCTGACATTTTAATTGATGGTGAGGGCTTGGCTTTTGATACTGATTTAAATACAGGCGAGAAAGTACATATTGCGGCTAAGAATTTTTTAAAAATTGACCAAGATTTTTTAAAAATTCAAATCGAAGAAACTGCGACGATAAACAGTTCAATCATTGCCGAAATTCTTAAAAATGGTTTTCCTGATATAGAAAAAGTGAGGATTAAAACAAAGCTGCCAGTTACTCTTGCAATAAACGCCGCTCTTTTGCGCGATTTAGCTAGTACTTTTGAAAATGACGTGGTGGAGCTAAATTTTGACCCTGAATTTCCTTCAAAAGCTATTTTTGTGAGCGGGAAAATTAGTAGCGGGCTTATTATGCCAGTAAATCAATAATTTAAAAAAAACTATGAAAAACGAAATTATAATCAAAAAAGAAATCCAGCCGCGAATCCATGTCAAAACCTTGGAAGGCGAGCTAATCTTTGGCTCTTTGAACATCGGCAGGCTTCTTAAAACGGATCAGGAGAATGTTTATTTAATGGCGGACGGCGTACCAGTAACTTGTGATAGAGAAATGCTTGCTCGAATCAACAAAAGATTAAATTTTTTAGGATTAAATTTTTCAAATTGGGGGAAATAAATCATGAAAATTTTTAGAATAAAAAAATTAAATGCTGATGAAAATAAATTTGATGTATTTGAACGAAGTGGCTACACAGCAGTTCTACATCATGAAAAATATGTAAACACTCTTTTCCCTTCGGAAAAAGACGATAAAATTTGGCATGCCCATCAGTTTTTTGTTAAAAAAAGTGAGAAGTTAATTTTTTTGCAAGAAACTCAAGATTTTGTAGAAGTAGCCAATTTAATTTAATAAAATCATGATAAAAGAATTTTACGTAATTCAAAAGTTTCAAAAAATTAATGAGGCTTTGGATCTAAATTTAGAGTTGCTGGAGTTAAAAATAGAGAAAGAAATGCAGCACCCAAAAATTGGAGAATTGCACATCATAACTAAGCGGGAAGCGGGAAGCGGCGGTTATAACATAGTGCAGTCTTTTGAAGATTTTAAGGAATTTAATATTTTTTTGGAAAACTTTCAAAAAGAACTTAATAAATTTGCAAAATACACAATTAACCCAGAATTATTTTAATTTAAAAAAGGAAACTATGAACGAAAAACAATTTACACCCGCAGAAATTTACGAAAAAATGATTGCCGAAAATCTAGGCTTCCCTGAAATGGCGGCAATGATTGAACCGCCAATCAGTCATCAAGGCTTGCGCTATCATATTGAGCTTTATTGCAAAGAATCTAATAAGCCAATGCCTGCCAGTGCAAAAAGAGGCAGAAAACCAGCTTTTAAAACTTTTACAATTAAGGAGTAAAAATGAAAATATTTACACAAGAAGAATTTGACGCGTTGCCTTTGAATAAATTTGGCGGGCGACTTGTCCCCGCCTTTTCTGATCTTAGCCTAATAAAAAGTTTCGGCGAGGGTTGCAGTTTTGGCAAGTTTTGCAGTTTTGGTGAGTATTGCAGTTTTGGTGAGTATTGCAGTTTTGGTGAGTATTGCAGTTTTGGCAAGTTTTGCAGTTTTGGTGAGTATTGCAGTTTCGGCGAGGGTTGCAGCTTTGGCGAGAATTGCAGTTTTGGTGAGTATTGCAGTTTTGGTGAAAGTTGTAGATTTGGTCAGGGTTGCAAGTTAATTGGCTTAAAAATTATAAATTATAAAGCAGTTGATAGAATCGGTAATTCTAAGCAAAAGCTATATTGCTGGAACCTTGAAAACAATTTATATTTTCGAGCTGGTTGTTTTTTTGGGAAAAAAGATGAGCTTTTAGAAAAAGTGGAAAAAGAATATGGAGCCGACTCGGAATATCATTTAGCTGTCGATTTTTTAGAAAAATTAATAACTTTTAAAGTTAAGGAGTAAAAATGAAAACAACATCTTACGAAATTTCTAAGCAGCTTGCAGAAGCGGGCTTTATAACAAACGAAGAAAATCAAATTTGGAATTACAAAGATCAAGAAAGATGGAGCGTGCCAGCTTTTGATTTAGAAACTATTTTAGAGGCTTTGCCTAATTTTATTGCAAATGGCAACGGAACTGAAAATTGGCTGGTTGTCGATGTTGCTTTTGGTGAAATTCATTATGAGACTGCGTCTTTAGGCGATTGTGAAAGTGACGCTTTGTTTATAACAACAACAAGAAACAACGAATCATTAGCAGACACCGCCGCCAGACTTCTAATTTTATTGCACGAGAAAGGTTTAATCAATTTTAACGAGGAAAAACAATGAAAAAACCAACACCAAGAAATCAATCAACAAATCAATTTTAAATCATGAAAACTTTAAACAAAAAAGAAATCATTGAATCTTGCAAAAGAATCGGTGTTGCGGAAACGGCTAAGAAAATCGGCATTAGTGCATCTTGGCTTTATAAGCAAATCAAAGGCATAAACGTTTGCGGACGCAAGAGAAGTGGACGCAAGAAATATAAAATAAATTTAATTTAAAAATGAAACCTTACAAATCCGAAGCCCAAGAGCTTCAAGAACGACTTGATCTTGTCAAAAAAATCATCATTTTACCGCTTGCAATTTCTTTAATTTTTAGTCTAACCCTTTATTTAATCAAATTTTTTTAAAATATGTTCACTTTAAAAGAAAAATTTATTCTGGCAATTATAACTATTTTTTTTGTCGGAATAACATTTTTAACGCATTATTACTTTGAAACCAAGGAAAAACATTCGCGTTATAAATTTTTTGAAAATTCAGTAAAACAAGAGCTTGATTTGTAATTTTTAGGCAGTAGTTTAAAAATGTCCGAGACTGCGTAGCGGGGGCGGACAACACGCTTCTAAAAGGGAAGTGTGCCTTGGTTATTCTAAGGCTAAAAGAATTGACTAGCGACCTCCCTCGGCTTAAATGTGCATGATAGAGCTAGGACAAAACCTTGTTGCAACGGGGTTAGTCGGTTGGTGGGTAGTCTTAAGCAACGCCCACCAATTTCGTTTATAGATTTCTTTGATTTCCTATACATATCTAAAAAATGTGTATAGAAAAGCGCAGAAATGCGTGAGCTTTCTGACAAATATTCCCTGCCGCAAGGTGGACAAGTGAAATAACAGTTCAAGCTAGAGAGGGAAACGCAGAGGGCAAGTTTTGGCGGGGATTCCATCGGTTTCTTCGTGATGTGCAGTTCGCCCGAAAGGGAATATGAGGTGCGGGGCTAAAACAAATAGCTAGTAATAGCGGGAAAACTGAAAAATTAGGCTTTCTTAAATTCCGAAAGGACAAGCCCCGCACGCAAAGGCGGGGAGTAAATAGCGGTCTTGGGTAGAGTCGCCCTCATGAAGCGATTTAGGTAATTCCTCTCGGCTAGTTCGATTCTAGCAACCGCTACCAAAATTAGATAGTGCCTCCGAACGAACCCGAAAGGATCGCACCAGCGGGGGACAAGTTAAGGCTAAGAGTGAAAAACCTTGCTAGCAAGGGTGAAGTAGCATGAGTGAACGGATCCAAAGTTTGCAGCGCGACCAAAAACCTAGCCTAGGTAGAGATGGGGGCAAGTCAGCACGGCTAAAGATTAGTGCAGAACTTACACAAGCGTAAATCAAAGAAGAAAGCTTTATCGTAGCTGCTGTAAGAAGCCTTGAGGATGAAGAATTTACTTCAATGTAGCTGACAGCTCGGAATAGTACGGCAACCTCGGCACGAGGAAAGATAAGTGTAAGAATATTTGACAGCATAGTATGAAGAGCGGAGTCCAATCAGGCTTTTACTAGTAAAAAGACCTAATGCTATGTTGAGCAAGTCAAACCTTGAAAGGGGTAAGTTAGCCTTCTGTAAAAAGGCAATTTTCTCTTGATTCTTAGAAATAGGAGTTGAGAGTGGTGAAAGAAATTAAGAAGTAGGGGACGACTTTTTAATTTACAATTTTTTTATGGTCTGCGGTAGTCCCCTGTCGCAGATCGCCAAACTACAAGGGGACAGTATGCAAGACGATCAAGGAAATCTTTTAAGATTATCGCACAGAATACTAGATGAAGAAATAAAATTGATGAATAAAGCCTTGCGCGCTGTTTGCGGGGTTCAATTAATTTATGCAAAAGACAAGATTGCACTGGTTCGAGAATACTCACGAAATAGAAAAAAAATTATCAGACTAGCTGAATACATTACTGGCAAAAAATTATCAGAAATAAATTTTGAAGAAAACCAACTTGACCAGTTAAAAGTTAGAATAATTCTTAGAAAATATTTTGCTAAAATTATTTTCAAAATAGCTTTTCCACGTTTTCTTGATTTAATTAATTTAATCAAAAACTTTTTAGCTTTTACAAAATAATCTCTTGACTGATTAAATTTAGCTCTTAAATTCTCATTCTCACTTTCATTTTAATTAAATTTAATATTTAACATGGCAATCATAATTTCAAAAAAAGAATTGGAAAAGTTATACAACGAAAATCCAAACAAAGTTGTTTGTGAGCAACTTAAAATTACAAATTCAACTCTTACAAAATATCTTCGACAATATGGCATAGAATTGAAGGGAAGTGGAAATGGAAAATCTAATCATAGATCAAAATTAATTATATCATAACCATGTTGGAAATAAATCTTTTTACACATAAACCTAAAGAAAAAATAAATTTCCAGATCAGATGGCTTGAACCATATATGGATTTACCTGCGGCAAAAGTAGGAGCTTTATTTGAATGCTGTCTCTCTTATGCTTTTCATGGAAAGATGACCAACCTGCCTGAAGATTTGGCATTAGTTTTTAAAGGAATTAAATATCAGATTGATGAAGATTTAGAGAATGATAAGGGAAATGTCTATATTGTAAGATTTTTTAATGAATCTGAATCTTTTATAAAAGTTGGAGTATCGTCAAATATTTCAAAAAGACTCAATTCTATAAAATCTAATTATTATGATTTTAAATTAATTAGAATTTATAAAACTCCTGAACAAAAGGATGCTTTTAAGGTCGAAAATAAAATTCATAGAGCTTTGTCGGGGTACTCTTATTATCCGACAAGAAATTTCGGTGGTCAATACGAATGCTTCAAAATTATCGAAAGCGACTTAATTGATAAATTAGATAATCTTTTAAAAGAGGATTATAATGAGCAAATATAAACCTCTTTATTCATCAATTTGGACAGACAACCAATTTGAAAACTATTCGCCAGAAAAGAAGCTGGTTTATATTTTCTTGCTGACCAACCAATACGTTGAGAAAAGCGGTATCTACAAGGTATCTGTAAGGCAGATAGCTTTTAATACTTCTCTCACTAATGATCTCATTAATCAGATCATCAATGAACTCATTAATGAAGGTAAAATTCAGTATGATTTTAAGGAAGGAGTTATTTTCATTAAGAACCTTTTTAAATATCAAAAAGGCATGATTAAGAATGAAAATATTCTTCTTCTTACCATCAAAAGAAATTATGAATTGGTTAAGACTGAATTTTGGAATGAGTTCTTTGATAGATATTCTAAAGATTCTCTAGCTAGTAAAATCAATGACTTGCTCATTGATGGCTCATTGATGGCTCATCAATTATATATAAATAACAATAATAATAAAGATAAAAATATTAATAAAGGGGGTATGGGGGAAAAGCCAGAAACTGTAAAAACTCCTAAAAGATTTTCTTCCCCAACCCCTAATCCTTTAACCGAGGATTTCCAAAAATTCTGGGAAGATTATACTCCAGTGAAAGTTTCAGATGGAAGAGTTGTTGCTAAGGGAAGTCGCAAGTTAGCCATGATGGCATACGAAAGAGCAAGAAAAAAGCACGGCGCAGAAAAGATTTACGAAGGCGCGGCTAAATATTTAGTGAATTGCTATGAAAACAACCGCCTAAGCTGCCAAGCAGTCGTATTTTTAAACCAAGAGAGATTTTTAGATGATTATCAACAAACTAACCTAGAGGTAAAAAAACATGACTAGATCCGCGTTAGATATTATCAAGGGCGTAGAAAAAAGGAGTTCGGTAACGCCCTATGAAGAAATTGACATCTGGGGAGCAGTAGAAATGAATATTGATAATTTTTGCGAATCACAAGTTGATTTCTGTCAAAAAGCAAAAGAAGAGGGTTGGTTAGGCTATCGGATAGCTAAAAATCATCTTGGGCTTCTTGGTTATCTTAGAAATGGCTTTGCTATTCAACTTAAAATTTTAAATCAATACGATATTGCTTTGCCGATTTGGAATAATGAGTTTGTAGGTTTTTTTCGTTCGGACTGGTTTAAAAATACCACGTCAGAAAACGGATTTGTTAAACCGATTTACAAGAAAGAGCATTTTGATTTAATCAAGAAATTTAAGCTTTAAGACAATCAATTAACAATAACAAAGCAGTAAAAAATGGAAAACTGGCAACCAATTAAGACAGCTCCGACTGATGGAACCGAAATACTAGTTTATTGTAAGCCTTGGAAAAATTCCAAAGGTTTATGCGGTGGCGGAATTTCACAAGCTTACTACCGAGGTTTTGTAAATGATGCGAAAACGCCGTGGTGGACTAAAGTGAATCCTCGCGCAGTATACCCAACTCGCTGGATGCCATTACCAAAATTAATAACAAATAAGGAGTAAGAAATGAGTATTTACATTTGCACAATCTGCGAACAACAAAAAGACAGCGATTTTAACTGCGCTGAATTAGACGGCAAAGAATGCTGCGAGGAATGTTTTGGAGAGCATGAGCCAAATGAAGAAACCCAACAAGCTTTTAACGAAGACTTAACTAAGGCAACAAGGTTTAGTTCTGTGGAAGAGCTTTTTAATAACTTAATGAGCAAATAATATGATCTACTTTTTAATTACGAGCCTTATTCTTAACCTTATTTTTATAAACTCAATTTGTTTGCTGCTTCTTAGGTGGAGATATGCTACTAAAGCGTGGGAAAAACGTTGTGATGAAGTATTGGAATTTTGTGACAAAATGATGAAAAATAAGAGGTAACATGAAAGATATAATATTGATAATATTAGCAATGTTTTTATTCATTTCTTTTTTAGCTGGCGCAGCTTTTTCACAAAAAGATAGATGTAATTATACATCCATTCTTTCAAGGGTAAATTTGGCTTTTGTTGCTGGTTGTGAGTTGACAAGACCAAGATTTGAACCGTATAAACCTAATCAAAATCAAACGGATTTATACACTTTAAGGTTGACAGCAAATTTTAGTTAGTCTAAAATCTTTTTTAGATTTTAACTAACCAAAAACTGTTATGAATATTTTAGAGTTAATAAATAAATTTCCAACACAAGAGTCCTGCATTAAACATTTAGAAAATGTTAGGTGGGGCGATAAAGTAAAATGTGTTTATTGTGAAAGTGAAAACACTAACTCACTAAAAGCAGAACTTCGCCACCATTGCAACGGTTGCCGCAAGTCTTTTAGTGTTATTGTTGGCACAATCTTTCACCACACGCACATTGATTTACAAAAATGGTTTTTAGTTATGTCTTTAATGTTAAACGCAAGAAAAGGAGCATCAAGTTGTCAAATAGCAAGAGACTTAGGAATGAGACAGCCAACAGTTTGGTCAATGATGTTGAGAATCAGAAAAGCGATGAAAGGAAGCCAAGCAGAGCTTTTAAATGGAATAGTTGAGATGGATGAAACCTATATTGGCGGTAAGCCAAGGAAAAGAAACAATGATAAGGATGATGATGGCAATTTGCCAACAATTAAAAGAGGTCGTGGCACTAAAAAAGAGTGTGTAGTTGGTATGATTGAGCGAGGCGGAAAAGTCAAAACAATCATTCAGAAACGCTTAAAATTTGTGGACTTGAGAGGAATTGTAAAGAATAATGTCGATGTTTTAAATAGCGTTTTAATGACTGATGATTTTAAGGGTTATAAACCAATGAAAGGCTTTATCCCGCATCACACAGTCAATCATAGCAAGAAGCAATATGTTAATGGCATTATCCACACCAATACAATTGAAAGCTTCTGGGCTATAGTTAAAAGAGGAATGATGGGGCAATTTCATTGGGTTAGTAAGAAATATTTAGAAAAATATATGGACGAATTTTGCTGGAGATTTAATAATAAAGAAAATCCAGCAATGTTTAATCAACTATTAATTAATACAGTTAGATAATGGAATATAGAGAGTTTATATTGGAAAAATATAGAGCCGTAAATCAACCTATAACTATCAAGGTTGATGAGAATAAACTATTTTGTATAATAGGTGAAAATGAGTGCGGAAAAAGCACTATATTGCAGGGAATTTATGCCTTTGATTATTCCAATGATGCTATGACCCAAGGGGTGCATTTAAAAGATGTTGGAAATTTGTATAACATTGGAGACAACAATATAGCAAAAATAAAAGCAATAATAAACATCGCTAATTCCAAATCACAAATTAATGAAATAATAAAGAGATTCAATCCTAATGCAGAAGGGATTGATTTAGATTTATTGACTATAACTAGAACAATTAATGGCAAAACTTTTTACTCAATTCAAGAACTACAAAATGAAACAGAAGAAGTGCAAAATTCTGTTTCTAAAGAAATTATTAACCATCTACCAAAGATTATCTATTTTGATGATTTTACAGACCCATTGCCCAACAAAATAAATTTGAAAGATGAGCAATTTAGAACTTGGATTAATGTAGTTGATTTATTGATACAAAGCATTGATAACGACGCTAAATTAACAATACAAAGTTTGCTTGATAGTAATAGTAGCGATAATTTGGTAAAATCAATTTGTGCCTCTATGTCAAAAAAGCTAAATATTACTATAGTTGAACAATGGAAAGAAATAAGATTAGAAAAAGACGGCGTTAATTTTAAAATAGAAGTAGAATTTGATAGAAGTAAGAACACCTTAGAATTTAAGCTAATTGAGAAAGTTAATGACCAAGATGACAGATATTTTGATATAAGACAAAGAAGCAAAGGATTTTATTGGTTTTTCAATTTTGTAATGAGAACGGAGTTTAATCCAAAAGGTAGTTTTGGAAATGAAAAGGGGGTAATTTTCTTATTTGATGAGCCAGGGGCTTATCTACACGTTTCTATGCAAAATAGTTTATGTAAAAAACTAAAACTATTATCTAACAAAAATGTAGTTGTGTATTGCACTCATTCCCCAGAATTAATAGATTATGAGACTATAGATAAAACTTGGATATGCTATAGGGATATGTCTAATAAAGGTAATATTCTGTTAAAAATGGCAGAAGATTTTTATCAATTGGAAAAATTAGATAAAAATAGAAAGCAAATAATAATTGAGCCATTAATAAATAAATCAATCATACACGATCTTTATAATTTAAAAGAAGACAAGGATGAGAAATTTAAAGGAACTAAAGAAATTCTTAAAAAAGCAGGAAGTGTCTTATATGATGAACTTAAGGATATTGCGACTACTACAGCCGCAAAAACAATAAAAGAGTTCAGTAAATCCTAATCACATTTAAATATGAATATTTTAGAAAAAATTACAGATGAATCTCATAGAAAGATTTATTTAAAATATGCTTCTATACCACCACCTTTTGATGTTGTGGGTTTTGGTTTAGAGCTCGGATTAGAAATTAAAGAAAGTGGCGAATTGCCTAATAAAATTAGTGGCTTTATCAAACAAATAGAAAATGGTAAAATATCAATTTGTGTTAATAAATCACACGCTCCAAACAGGAAGAGATTTACAGTTGCTCACGAATTGGGACACTATTTTTTGCATAGAGATAGATTAGCCGTTGGTATTATAGATGGAATATTAAATAGAGAACAAGGAACAACCGATCCAATAGAATATGAAGCAAATGACTTTGGTGCAAATTTATTGATGCCAGAAGAGTTATTTACTCAACTATGGAAACAGAAAGATAGCTCAATTAGTGATATGGCGTTAATATTTCAAGTATCGGAAAGTGCGATAATTACTAGGGCTAAATTTTTAAATTTAGCACAAGATTATTCAGGTTATTTTGCTTAAGAATATGACAAAAGAAAACTTAGATAAAACAATTCTAGCTCAGAATAATATTGGTATTGATCCGAATAACCTTAATAATTTGATAAAAAATGCGAATGATTTACAAGAAGTCTTAAGACCTCATATTGTTTGGGATAATAAAATAGGAATTTGGCTAAATATTCTTAATAAGGTTTTTCCAATTCTCCAGAAATATACTGTGATTATTCTCTCTATCTGGTATGCCATAACTCACATAATTCTATCTGATACAACTCAAAAAATATTAGATTTTATAATAACAAAAGTAAGTGATGTTTGGATGTTGCTAATTATTTGCTCTACTTTGGTTTCGTTGTCCTTTGTAAAAAGGAAATATAAATAATTTCCTTGATTTTTATTCAATCAACCTTAAAGTGTATAAATCCGAAAATGAAAATATTTCTTAAGCTTAAAATGTACAAGCAATTTGATTTGGCGGTATTAGCAATGTTGGAGGTTTTGGAAAATGACTAAATCATTACAAGAAATACAGCAAGAGAACCGAGGGTTGATAATGCAGATTGTGCATGGTTGTGATTTTGATAAAAAAGCAGGCTACGAATTATTTACACATAAACGGAGTTAATTGGAACTTAAACAAAGAAACCCTTCAAGAACAAACCGAAGAAACACAAAGAAATATTAATCAACTTTTAAAACACAAACATGAAAACAGAAATTAAATTATACCCCCTTTTCAGAGTAATCGAACGCACTAAAGAAGGTGATGAACTCGAACACTTTTCTTCTTACAATTCGACACCTGCGAAGGAGAAATTGGAATGCTTGAAACAGGAGTTTCCGACAAGAGAATATTATATTTACATCCATGCAAGGTAATTATGTTAAATATTCACGAGAAATACGCAGAAATTATAAAAATAAGCAATCAACTTAAGGAAAAAGAACTTAGAGAAAAAGCAGATAGAGAGTTTGCTCAATCTATTATTATAGCGGAGGCGGAGATTGTTATGACAAAAGAAAGTCTTGCTGATGCAATTTTGGGCTGCCAATTCAAGAAAAAAACTGGCAATCGAGATTTTAAAGTTACTACAGCCTCTAGGCTAGATTAATGTCAAGAGATTTATTTGCTACGGCAGCAAAAATAATTGTTGCAAGTAAAAATTAAATCTTTTTAATGCGGTAACAATATTAATTAAATCATTATTTTTATGATAACTATTAAAACTTACGATTGGGGCGATTTTGAAGGTGCTGATTTAAAACAAGCAAAAAACAAATTTGTCAACGCGATTGTCAATTCAACTTCTAATCCTGATATTTCAATTAAAATTGACGAAATTGATTACCATGGAGATTTATTGGCAGCTTGTTTTGTCAAAAACATTGCAATAGATATTGAGTATGAGGTTAAAAAATGGTACAAAACGGCGGAAATTGAAAGCGAAGGATTAAGACGCGCTCAACAAGAATCAATGGAGGGGTAAATGCAAAGAGAAATAGAATTTAGAGCTTGGGATATTCAGGAACAAAGAATGATTCAAAGTTACGCTCACAAGGGAACAAATGGCAGGCTTTATATTGTCTCTCAAGCTGATGATGCAGAAAGAATCGAGCTAATGCAATTCACTGGTTTGCTTGATAAAAACGGCAAGAAGATTTTTGAAGGTGATGTTTTAAAAATTTATTTTGAAGGCAACGGAAGATCATATTTAAAGGAAGTAAAGTGGTTAAACGATGCTATTAACAAGGGCAGATGGGACGCTTTAGATAATTGTGCTTTTACTTCTTGCGAAGTTGTCGGAAATATTTTTGAAAATCCTGAGCTTTTAGCGGAAATTAATAATAATTAAAAAGGTAAAATATGGCAAAAATATATAATGCTGATGAAGAGCGTCTGCGGGTAAGAGAGGCATTTAAAAAAATGCCAAAAGAGCCAGCAATTATTTATACGAAAGAACAAGTTAAAAATTTACCTCAATTGCTTTTGTCTTTGCAAAGCGGAATCCAAACTCCATTTCCGATTAGTAACAATAAATTAATTATGTTGTTTCTTCACAAAAATGGAGATCTTACTGATATTTTCTGGGACTTAACCAAAGAAAACCTTGAAGAGCAAAGCGAAGAAACACAAAGAGCAATTAGTATTTGTTTTGATACAAATTAGAAATTAATAATAATTAAAAAGGTAAAATATGACAAAACAATTAGAAATAACACCAGAAATACACCAAGCTTGGATTGATGTTGAAAAACAAATAGCAAATTTTTATGTAGACAATCATGCGGCGGTAACTTCTCGTCATCATATTGGCAATGCAATAGTAATTTATCATAATCATATTGGCAATGCAATTTATGGTGAGAATTTAGATCAAGTAAAAACTTTTATTTACGAAAACTCTAATTTTGACATAGAAATTAAAGATTTAGACCATTTGGATGTTTTATGAACGACAACGATTCACAAGAATATTATTACTATTGGGCAAGTTTAAATAACAAATAGGTAAAACATATGATAAATATAGCAAAAGCGTTTATTGCAGCGCAAAAGGAAATGGGCAATGCAATCAAAGACAGTAAAAATCCGTTTTTTAAGTCCGCTTACGCTGACCTTAATTCGGTTCGTGAAGCTTGCATTCCAGCATTAAATGCCAATGGAATTGCAGTATTGCAACCAATAGTTCAAATTGATGGCAAAAATTTTGTTAAAACACTTCTTTTGCATGAAAGCGGCGAATCAATAGAAGGTTTGACAGAAATTCTTTTTGCTAAACAGAATGATCCGCAAGCCCAAGGTTCAGGAATTACTTACGCTAGACGTTATGGCTTGCAATCTTTGGTAAATATTGGTGCAGAAGATGATGACGGCAATAAAGCAGCAGAAAAGCCAAAAGAAGCAAAAAAAGAATCAACTAAAAACGCTTTTGGTCTTTCTAAAAATGGTGATTTAGCTTCTGGTGCAGATATGACTGAAACTCTTGAGAATGAAAATAAGGAGCTAGTTAAGCGACTTACCGCTAGAATCAATCAAATGGGAAGTGCGGCAGAGTTACAAGGCTGGCTAGAAGAAAAGGCTGTCAAAACAGCTTATGCCAAACTTGATAAATATTTTTCAGAGGGTTTTGCTGAAGTTAAAAAAACCGAATTATCTAAGTTTCAAGAATTAGATCCTAATGATTAGGAAATATTAAAACAAATTAAGGGGGAGTAGATGAGTGATACAACTGATGATATGGAACACGGCGCGGGAATGTATGAAGACTATATGGAAGACGAGGAAGAGTTTGAATTTAATTTTAATTCAATGTTTTTCTGGCAATCTCAGTCTGGCACAAAGCGCATTTACGATATGGATGATCAGCATCTTCAAAACTGTATAAGAAAAATTGAGAGCGGCTCAATCCGTTTAAAAGATTTTAGCAGTTACCTACTAATGAAAAATGTTTTATTGGAAAGGAAAATTGCAAAAATTGAAAAATTACTTGTTGGAAAAAATGAAATATTAAAACAAATTAAGGGGGAGTAGATGAAAAATTTCTTAAAAAGATTATGGCAATGTAAATATCTTTTAATTGCTTTTGCAGTGTTTTTATATCAAGACAATAAGATTGACCAAATTTTTATTGCTATTTTTATAATTGGTTTTGCACTTGAAATAACAATGCAAGATTTGTTTGAAAAATATCTTGGAAAACAAAACAAAAATTAATGAGGGGGTAGATGATTTATTTTTATGCAATTTTATTAATAGCTAATACTTGCAGTGGCGTGATTGCTTTTATTGCTGCGGATTATGAACTTGCACAACATAACGAGATTGTGGGGCTTTTGATTTTAATCTTAATCACCTTAGAAGCTAAGGAAAATGAATGAAAATTCCTTTCCTACAATCCAACAAACAAAACTGGTCTAAATTGCAGGTTGAGCTTTCTGACGCAATTATGAAATATCTTGCTGGTGGGAAGGATTTCGAGGTTAGCTTTGACTTAATCAAAGAGAGTAAAACAAATAAGCAATTGCGCGGAATTTATCGCCTGATCCGTTTATTTGCTCTGAGACTAATCGAGAAGCAAGGAAACTTTATCAGCGAGGACACGGCTAAGGAGCTTTTTAAATATCAGTTTGGAATAACCCGCTTGGCTAATTACGATGAGGCTTTTAGAGAAGCTTTGAAGATGAGAAGGGAGAAAGAACTTTTAGGGCAGAAAATGCTTTTAAAAGATTTTAACTTTCTTGTCGAACAACTTCAACAAACTTTTGAAGTTCCTAAATCTTTTACTCTTTTAACTAAAGAGGAAGGCATGGAGCTTTTAAAGAAGGTACAAGACGAGTTTGTGATAAATAGAGGCTGGCATGAGATGGTTCTTTTGACAGACGAGGAAAGAGCGTTTAATGAATATTTTAAAATTAAGGAGTAACAAATGTTTAATAAAAAACTAAAACAAGAATTATTAGAATACAAAAAGCTTTATTCTCAAAAGAATGTAGAGATTACAGAGCTTCGAAATAAACTATCCGAAAAAGAAAGAGAAATAAAAAGGCTTGAGGAATTTAATAAAAAGATAGATGCAAAAATTGAAGAATTATGCAAACCTAAGATTAATGATTTTTGCTTATCTATAATTGATTCTGGGAGAGTAGTATCTACTGGAGTATTTGAATCAAGCATTAATGTCTTAAATAAATCTTATAAAGACCTTGAAGAGCTTTTTGAATCTCAAGCAAAAGAATTAAGTTATCTAAGAGAAAGAGATGAGGATAATAAAAAGATTCTATTTTTGTCAGCAAAAGTGGAGCAATTACTTAATAAATTAAACAAAAAGTAGGAACAAAATGGCAGTAAATAAAGTAATTTTAATCGGTAATGTAGGTCAAGATCCAGAAATAAAATCAACTCAAGATGGCAAAAAGATTGCTAATTTCTCGATTGGAATTTCTGAATCTTGGAAGGACAAACATTCAGGCGAACGAAAAAGCAAAACAGAATGGGTAAATATTGCTGCTTTTGGAAATATTGTTTCAGTAATTGAAAATTATGTTAAAAAAGGATCAAAGGTTTATGTAGAGGGAGCTTTGCAAACAACTAACTATGTCGATGCGAATGGAGTAAAGAAATTTGCAACAAAGGTTGTTTTGCAGGGCTTTAATTCAACTATTCAATTGTTGGATGGCAAAAAGGATGGTGAAGTTTCGCAACATGCAATTGATAAAGGCAATGGTTATGCGCCAGAGTCTAATCATGTTGAAGAAGAGCAAGATTCCGAAATTCCTTTTTAAAACGGTATTCATCATTGACAAATAAAGCCTCTAGGTATGAAATCAGTTTTTAACCAAAAAGGACTTCTATGAAAAAATGCTTTAAATGTAATGAAATAAAATCTCTAATATCTTTCTACAAACATCCTCAAATGCCAGATGGTTACGTTAATAAATGTAAGGAATGTAATAAAAAAGATGTCAGGGAGAATAGGTCTGCTAAACTAGATCATTATAGATCTTATGATAAAATTAGGGGGAATCGTCAGACTCCTGAATATCGAGAAAAATGGAGAAAGGAGAATTTGGCAAAGTATCAAGCGAAAGTTTTGATGTCTAACTTGCTTAGGTCGAAAAAAATTACCAGAGGTTCTTGCGAGGAATGTGGCACTAATGAAAGTGTCCATGCCCATCACGACGATTATCTAAAGCCTTTTGATGTTAGGTGGCTATGTGCCGCTCACCATTCTCAATGGCATAAGATTAACGGAGAAGGGAAGAATGGAAAGGTAAATCTAAAAGATTTTGATATTAAAAGTATTAATGATTTTTATGGAGTTAATCCACCTTTCTAGAGCCTGTAGGCTTTAGAGCCTAAACCCTTGGATTAACCCTAAGATTGAGACTAATCTAGGGTTTTTCTCAGGGTTTATTAATTGAACAAATTAAACATGAAAACCGAATATTACAAAGACAGCCTTAATCGCAAAATCATTGTTCATTATTTCAATGGCAATGCCCAAGTCGAAGTCGAGGGTAAGAATGTTAAACAAGTTCTTACTCTTGCTCGGCTTGATATAAAAAAGAATAGCGAAGGATGGAAATTAATTGATGGGGATAAATAAGTGGATTATAAGCAAGAGCTAGAAGCATTGATAAAAATGCACAATCTGCTTAAAAAGCTTGACGACGCTGCTTATTCTAGAAGCATGAAAGATTTGGTTAAAACTATTAAATGGAAATTGAGGAGGAGTAAATATGAAGATAACAATAGAGGATGAGGCTAACAATCAGAAAATAATGATTGAAAGAGAAGCAATTAATTTGGAAGAAATGGTTGCAATGCTTGAAGACGCATTACGCGGATCAGGATTTAAATTTAAAGGACATTTGGAGATTGTGGAAGATGAATCCTAGAGTTTTTTGTAAAACAGAAATAAAAAATGGCAAAGAAATTATTGGCTACATTCAACTGGTAAAATATCAAGCCAAGGGTGGACTTCCTCATATTGAATATTCACTTATTGAAAATTACTGGAATCAAAAAATAATGTCTGCTGAATTGCCAAAGTTTCTTAAAAAATGTAAAAAACTAGAAATACCGAGATTGATAGCAATGGTTGAACATAATAACAAGGCTTCAATTAAACTTCTTGAAAAAAACAGCTTTATTAAAATTGCGACTCTTGATGATAAGCTCGTATATGTGTTAGCTCAAGATTTAATGTTAGAAATTGCGAAACTTAATAAGAACGCGCTTAAAAGTATAAAGGGGTTTGCCAATGGCAATTAAAAAACAGAAATTTATTGATTTAAAAGAGCTTGACAATTTAGTGCCGAAAGAATGGCGCGACAGAATCAACCTTCTTTTTAATAAAGATATTCCAAAAATTCCAAGTAATGCAGATGAGTTAATTATTTATCGCGCGGCGCAAGTTAATGAAAGCGAAATACAACAGAGTTTCCACGAGCAATCAAACACCTTTGCCCGAGAATTAAAAGCGCAAAATAAATTTAATGAACTTGAGTTTGTACAGATAGATAATGGAGACACAGCGGGTGGCAAACTTACTGAAATTCAGCGGATGACTTTATATAAAAGAAAAAGAGCCGAAGGAAGTAAAAAAGGATTTCCCGATGTTATGATTCCTTTCTATTCTGCAAAGCTTAATTATCGCGATGTTTTTTATTGCGAAATTAAGAAGATTGCTGCACCAAGCGGGATTCATTTAACACAAGAGCAATTAAATTGGTTTTAAAA